CCAAATTGATTATTATCATCGTTTACACTTATTGTAAAGTTGTAATAAACTCCTTTCTTACCTTTTACAAATTTCTCTTTAGGTAATTTTTCTACATTTAAATTTAAATTGATTAGTGTTGCCATTATTATTTATTTAGGTTTATTAATTTATCTTTATTTACTTTTTTAAAATCTTCTGATTCGTCTTCTCCAAATACTCCTAACTCATAAAAGCCAGTTAGTTTTAGTACTGCTCTTGATAATGCTCTTTTTTCAGCCATTTCTGCTACATACCAAGTATTACAATTGCCATCTTTAAATGAACCACCTTTTAATGCAGACCCAAAAGTTTCAATCAATGTACTAGGCTTACTATTAATAAATGCAATGGCTTTAAATACTGCAAAGTTTGTTTCGCATTTTATAACCTCATAGTTAATATTTATTTTTTCTTTGGCTTGTATTTTTTCAATACCCATTCTTGTAATAATTACATAATGCTGATGTTTATATACATCGTCTTTATTAAGTTCGTACTTGTTGTACAATTCTAATAGTTTGTCTCTGTTCATTTGTTTTTGTTTTGATTAATTAATAATGTTATTTGCATTCCTAAAAGTATTCCTATTAGTAAAAACACAATTTCTGTTTGTTCCATATTATTCTATTATTTGTTCTACGTTGTTTTTAAAGTTGTAAAACTCTATTTGTTGTTTTCTTATTTCTTGTTTTATGTTACTGTTGTTTAGTCTTAATTCTCGGTTTTCTATGTGCATTGAGTTTATATAGAAATACATTTCACTTAATGCTTTCATATATTTATCAGCTTCTTTAGGTTTAGTTTTGTTAAACTCTAACAATAAGTTAGCTAATAGCTCATAGTTAGTATGAAAGTTAATCTCTTGTAAAGTCATTTAGTACTTCTTTTTTTACTATATCTTTATATGATTCTGGACAATCCTCATCACATAATTCAAATATAAATGTTTCTAAATTAGTTATTCTTTTGTTTGCTCTACATAGTTCTTTTTGTAATGCATCTATCTGCATATTTTTAAAAGTGTATAAGTCTTTAACTGTTTCGTGTATTCTGTCTGACATATTATAAGTTGCTAAAGTTATTAATTTCTACTCTAACGCCAGAACCATTACGTTGTTCTAAAATACATTTGTTAAATAAAGAATATCTGTATGCTTTAAAGTAATCAGTTTCTTTAATTTGGTCTCCTTGTTGTGTGGTAATAATGTAATACATATTTGTCTTGTTTTAATGTTATATGTAAATATAATACTTTTTATTTAATTAACAACTATGTTTATAAAATAATTTAAAATAAAAAAAAGGAGCTAACCGAAGTCAACCCCTTTCAGAAAACAAAACAAAACAAGAATTATTTTAAGTTAGTTAGTAATTTATTGTAATATTCTATCATTTCTTTTAAATGTATATCGCTATACTTTGCTATTTCTCTACTTTTATTTTGTAATCCTTCAGCAGTACCTTTTTCATAAGCATCTTCTAAATACATTCCAAATTTAAATTGTTCTCCGTATCTAAATACATTACATCCACTACATTGAACTTGTACATTTGTTTCATCCCACCTTGTTGAGTAATGCTTTCGACTCATAAAGTGTCCAGCTTGTAACTCTTTCCAATGTGCTTGTTTACCACAAGTAACACATTTAGCAATTTCATTTACTGCAAATCTTCTTCTTATATATTGACTAAATACTGTATCAAGTTTTTTTACTATACTTTTTCTTGATGGTTTTTTAGGCATTATATTATTTCGTTGTCTATCTGCTGTATTAAGTAACGTAAATCTTCTTTACTAAATTTACCTTCAATACTTTCTTTGTATGTAGATAGTTTTAAATCGTAGTATTCAGTTTGATTTTCGTGTCTTCTTATTTTTACTGCTATGTTCATAGTTTAAATATAGCATTTTTTTATTAAAAAAAAAAGTAATAACTTTAACATTTTTTAATTATTAGTATTTTTATATAAATATATACATAAATAAATATAAAGAAAGATAAATATATATAACAAAATTATTATAAATATTAAATTAGAAATATAAAGATATATGAAGAATATTCAAATTTATCTGGCTACTTTCTGGTTTTTTCGTAAGACCTTCCACCATAATATGCTAAAAAAATTATGGTTAACAATTCTTTAACCACTTCGAGTTCTTCTATTTGTATAAACCATCCAATCACAAAAGCAACAGTTAAGAAAATTAAAGTAAGAGGTCTAACATTTTGTGTTAGTTTAGAGCCTTGAGAATCTGCTACCCATCGTTTAGTAACTTCTTGCATCTCTACCATATCTATTTCTAGTAGTTTTAAGGCTTTTTCTTTATCTTCTGGTGGTAATGACTCATCTTTGTCTATAAGTCCTTTAACAATACCTAAAACGCCATTAGAAGGTAATGCATCTCCTAGAGTATTTACAATGCCAGAACCATTGTTTAGTAAAAACTGACCTACTTTTGTGTCTTTAAATTTCTTCTTCATAATCCCATTTAAAGTGTAAACAAATAAAAACTAAATATATATTTAATTCTGTATGGTCTTCATCATCTAATGCTGGATAGTATTCCCATCCTAACATTAAACCTTTTTCTATTAAATTGCTAAATCCTAATATCATAATTTATTTTTTAGAATAATCCCATCTTCTTCTTTCTCCCCTAATGTCATAATGAACAAAAGAAGAGTATATACCAATACCACCTTGTAACATATCTCCATTACTTATAAGTCTTTCAATAACTTTAGATACTTCTATAGGTGTCATTCCTTTGATAGCTATATCTGCTGCTCTACCCATTATGTGTTGTGAATTTTTAACACCACCTATTTGTTTGTTATAGTCTTCTGACCTATATGCAGAATTAATATGTATTGGCTTTTTTAGTTCATCTCTTAAAACTTGTAATTGATTAGCAACCTTTACCATATTATGATATATGTTTATAGGCATCTCGCTACCATCATTGCAATCAAACTCCTCTTTGCTAAAATTCTTTGTCATTTATTAGATTTTAAAATTAATACCAGCTTTAATTGTTTTTAGCTCTCTATCCCAATAGCGTTGATTAGTTACCTCTGCAAATAATCCTAGTTTTTTATTTAGTCTAACACCAAACACACCACCAAAAGAATAATCTAACCAATTGTCATCTCCTATAAAGTTTCCGTAAGAATACCTTTCATCTCCTTTTTGTAGTTTATGATGAGGTAATATGTTTCCATAAGCGTGAACCCAGAAGTTCTTTCTGTAGTGGTAGAAGTCTAAACCGATTACAGAAGATAAATCTGCAAAATCTCCAATTAAAGCTAATTGCTCTTTATTGTATTGATTGACTAATCTACCATATATGTTGTTTCTATAATCTAAATCAGAATTGCTTATTAACTCTCCATCATCATTATACCAGAAATAATCATAGCCAGTTTCTCCAGTAATTACATTAGTCCACTCATAAGGTGCATCTGTATGATTAAAATAATCGTAGCTTAAATTCCACCAAGCATTTTCCTCTAAATACTTTTGGATTGGATTATGCCCATAAGCTTTGTCATACGTTCTATACATTGCGCCTATAGATATAGATAGTTTTTTACTAATAGGTATTCTAAAGCGTACATCAGCAGATTTATAATTTATATCTACTAGTTCATTTCTTTGTGATTCTGCCTTTACAAGCCACCATTTAGCTAAATACCTTACAAAGAATTGTTGGTTGTCAAACTCTCTGCCTTGTTGTCTTCCTTCTTGGTATTCAAATAAGTATTCTAATCCTTTTACGTTTCCTATGTTAGAGTTTAAAGAATTGTTTTGTTCTTCTCCATCATAAAATCTGTCTTTATCTTCATAACCAAAGTGTGCTAGTTTTCTAAATCCAAATGTTTTTATTTCATCTGCTGGGTTTCTTACTGTAGTTTCAAATAACTCTGAATCTTGGCTTACATAAAATGTTTTATCTCCTTGAATAGAGTTGCTTTGTGTATATGCTCCATAAATAGTTGAATACTTAAAAACATCCTTAAAGATGTCTGCTTGAGCGTTAAGTGTAAATAATAATAGTAATAGGTATCTCATAGGCTTAAAATTTGTCTTGTAATAGTTCTTCTATATGTTCTTGAATTCTTTCTGTAGTGCTTTCTGGAAGCTTCATAGCTATACCAGCTTCTATTTTTTCGATAAGCTCCCCATTGTTAAATAAACAAAGAGTAGGCAAGTACATTATCTTATCGTTGGCGTGTATCTTTTTGTCTTTGCTTAAATAAAAAATATAGGTATTATGTTCTTTAAAAGGCTTTAAAGAGAAATTATCATTCTTTATAAACTCGGCTGTATATAATACAACGCTAATGTCATCTTTATAAGATTGACTATGAGTTACAGAAAATACAAATAGGGCAATCGCTACACATAATTTAGTTTTTAGATATTTCATATAATCGCATTTCTAATAGTTTCAAGGTTTCTTTCATTTCTTGTACATCTTCTTGCGTTGTCATAATAGCTTCTCGTATGATTTGGTCTTTATACTGAAACTCTGTTGAGGTTACCTCTGGCTCTGGGAGTGTCATAGCTTTAGCGATGTCAGCTTGTAAAACAAAGTACATACTTGATAATGATACAGCAAAACCTACTATCATTGAAATTGTCTTTAAGTCTAAAGTTACTTTTGTATCTTCTCCAATCTGTGTCATTTATTTCTTTTTAAAAGCATCATAGCAAATAGCAATAGCTTCATCTTTTTTGTGATAAGGCGTAAGCATAGGTACACAACGAATCATAAAATCGCTTTGCTTTTCTGCTGGTTTAGGCTTTGGTATTGGCATTACATTTTATTTCCTTGATATGAAACACCAAAAAATCCGTGTACTCCTTCATCTTCTATATCTATTGCTTTAGACTTCCATCCGTAAGGGTGGTCTACTGAAGTTACTGCTGGTGTTACCACCATACCATCTTCATCTAAAACAGCTTCTACATCTACTGTAGTTATTTCTGGTTCGTCCCATAGTACATCAACAGAATATTTGTCTGATAATACTGGAGCTTTAGTTTCTTCTCCTTCTTCATCATACTCTCCTTGTTCTAGCACTATATAGCCTAGCTTAACAATAGTGTGTTTATGCGAAGGATGTGAATTACCATCTTCATCAGTTGAATGAGGTAAAGCTGCTATTTTTAATTCTGCTGCTTCTTGTGAATCAAATTCGTATTTACTAATTTTCATATTTATTAATTTATATTGTTGTTAATGCTGCTAATTCGCTATCTGTTAAGGATGCGTTATATAATTTTGAATCTAATATTTTTACTGACGGAAGAAAGGATGTCATATTTTCTGCAAAACTTAATTGATTAAGGCTTGAGCTTGTAAAACTACAACTTGTGTCATTTCCAACTGACACACCATTTATAAATAATTTACTATCATTTTCTTTGTATCTTATTGCAACTTTATATTTACTATCTACTGTATATGAACCACCATTTATTCCAAATTGTTGTATGCCCCCATCATTTGCTAATGATAAAATATTTCCATTTTGCAATCTAATATCAATTTGTCCATTTGTTCCAGTATTATTTCTTACTTGATAAATTATTTGTAATGAGCTTATGTCTTGAGGAATAAATTCTAAATATAAAACCCCTTCTGATTGACCTATTATATAAGTAATATTTTGCTGATTACAAACATCTGCCACCCTCGTTACAGCACTACCAGAGGTAGGAATATACGATGTAGCGTAACTGCCTTGTTCTAATTGTGCACCCCATACTAAAAGTTCATCTCCAGCAACTGCTGGGTTTGGTATTTCAAAACCTCTAATAGTAGTTCCAGCACTTAAAGTGGCAGAAAAAGTAAATCTTTTCCATTCTCCAGTTATTGTTTGTAATGTAGAAGTAACTCCACTACCAAGAATTAATAAAAATTCTTTTCCTATGGTGCTTCCTATTCCTTTTACATATACTGAAATAGTATAATCTCCAGAACTAACCGCAACAGATTGATAAAAATAAGGGTCTGTATTTATTGCAGTTAATTTAGTTGCATTTTGTGTTCCATCTGGGGAAATTGCAAAATTATCTACAAAAGTTCCACTCTTTGGTGAAGAATTTGAAATTGCTTCTGAATATGTAAATAAATTAGTCCTAACTGGCTCTAACAATAAAGCACCTTTAGTATTTCCTAGAAAGTCTATTCTTGGTATTCCACTACCTACTGTTTCTATTAAACCAGANTGATTAACTGTTGTTCCACTTGATGCTCTTGTAAAGTCAAATGGTAGAGGTTTAAAGTTAGCGTTCTCGTCATTATACGCAAGAGCTGTTCCGTTACCAGTTGCCCATTGTCCATTACCAAATTTTAATGTATTAGCCATTGTATATTATGTTTAAGTTTAATTCGTTTACCATAGACACCCAGTTTCTGTATGATGTTAATGTTTCTAGTTCTGCATCTGTTAGTGCTGTATCGTAGCAGCCAAGTTCTTTTGTTTTAGCATACATATATGCTACTCCAGTACCTCCATCATTAAAACTTATTTCGCTTAATGTAGATTCTGGAAATGTACTCCCTAAAACAGATGCAGCAACGCCAAATCCGTTTATATAAAGCTCATAGTCATTAACTTTCCATTTTAAAGCAATTTTATTATAATTTGTTTGCGTTTGACCAGTTGCAGTTAAAAATATAGAAGAACCACCTACAACTATTCTACCTCCTATTTGATTAGAGACATTGCTAAAAAATATAGAAACTCTATTAGTAAACGAACCATCTGATATTGATAGATAACGAGCTGTGTTATCATCAGCCAAAGCACTTACATCAACAAACAATACTCCCTCACTATCATTAAACACTTCACTATTACCAGAGTTATTACAAGTCTCTGCTGCCCTTGTTACTGTTGAGCCAGATGTTGGTATGTAAGATGTAGGGTAAGAACCAACTTCTGCTTGTGCATATTGTATATAAATATTACCAGTTCCATCATCAGTATAAGTTGCTGTATTGTCATTTTCTGCTATTCCTATCTGGAATTCATAACCACCATCTTGGTTAAATACAGCGTTACATCTGTACCAACCATTTCCCATATTAAAAATTTCTGCACTAACAGCTTCGTTTGTTCCAATTATTCCGTTAGAAAGATTAAAAAAGACTCTTTTATTAAAATTGCCAGTAACCCCTCTTAAATATAGATAATCTCTTGTTCCTTTTTTAGCATAAACTGACAAAGATTGTGTTCCAGATGAAGCACTTACAAAAATTTTCTTTTCCCCACTACCACTATTTGCAGTTAATTTCCAAGCATTTGCGCTACCTCCTACACCAGTTTGATTACCAACAACACTTGTATTAGAAAGTGTCCAAGTTGTATCAAATTGATTAGATTGAACTAAACTATTTGTTCTACTAGGCTCTAACAAAAGAACACCATCAGCACTATCTGTATAGTCTATTCTTGCTATATCTTGCCCCATTGTTTCTATTAGACCATCTTTGTTTACTCTTGTTCCTATACTTGCTCTTGAGAAAGTAAAAGGCAAAGGCTTATAGTTGTTATTGATGTCGTTGTATGCCAAGACAGAATCTTCTTTAGCTGCCCATACTTTATTTCCAAATTTTAGTGTTTGTGCCATTAGTAATTTGTATATAATTGAGATGTAATCATTTCTTGTAATGATGTCCAACTTGTTAGTGTTTCTAATTGTGCGTCTGTTAATACTGAATCAAAGTATTGTAGTTCTCTAGTGTTTCCGTAGAAAGGGTCTAGTCCATCTCCTCTATTAAAATTTAATTGATTTAAAATACCACTTGCAAAAGTAGAGCCACTAGTATCTGTTAAAAGTTTAAATCCATTAATAAAAACATTAAAATCATTTTCTTTGTATTTAAAGGATATTTTATTGTATAAAGATGTATCGCTTAATGTGTATAATTTTAAAACTTGGTCTACATCACCTACTCTTACTCTAAAAACTAATTGATTATCTGTTGTTGAATGGTAAATACGAATATTATTTGCAATTGTACCATTACTAATAGATATTCCTTTAAAAGATGTATCATTAACAAAACTTCCCTCAAACATCAACACACCTTCTGAATCGTTAAACGTAGCTGCATTTCCAGAGCCAGTAGCAGATTCTGCTGCTCTTGTAATTGCTGTTCCATTAGTAGGAATGTAGCTTGTTGGGTAAGAGCCAGATTCTACTTGTGCGCCAAATACATAAATAAAGTCTCCTTCGCTATTTACACGATTTGCACCTATAGAAAATTGAACTTGTGGAGAAGTGTTTTGCGCTTGAACAACTGCGTAACATCTATACCATCCGTTTCCAAAATTTTCAATTCCACTATCAACATATGTGGCATTTGTTAATCCGTTTCCAGTAATTTCGCTAGTAGATAGATTGTAATTAAAAAACCTATCTCCAGTTGTTGTATCGTAATAAGTAATATTTAATATTGATTTATTGCCTTCTTTTCCAAAAATAGAAATTACTTGATTTGCGCCTATTACAACAGTTGGTCTTTGTCTAATCCAAGCAGAACCAGTACCAGCTATATTTCTAATAACTTTAGTGCCATTTAGAGTTCCATCTGGCGATGTAATAGAGTTGCTTACAGTCGCAAGGTTTACAGTTTCCCAATTAGTTGGTACAATTATATCCTCACTATAAGTAATTAAATTAGTCCTAGCTGGTTCTAAAAGGTAATGAGGACAATTAACTACTTTACCATTTAATAAGTCGTAGTCTAGTCTTGATTTGTTTCCTATTACTTCTTTTACGGATACGTTATCTATTGAAAGAGTTGTTGTTGTCGTTGTTGCTGCTATTTGTAACCTTGAATCATTTCCTCCGTCAGCATATCCTATATAAGTTCCGTTAGCAGTGAAATCTCCAAAATTTCCACCAGTACCTAAAAAGTTCATTCGTAAACTACCAGCTACATATCCAGATATTGTTACCTCTATTTTATAAGATTTTCCATTTACTAACCCAATATTTTGCACTAAATCAGCACCATTATTAGCTGCTGTTGCTATTGCTTTTCCTCCACTAATAGACCAACCAGTTGCTTTAGCCCAATCGCTATCATTATCAAAGTTTCCGTTAGTAACTAACTCGCTTCCAAATGCTCCTACTTCTTGTATAAATCCAGTTGGTGCTATTCTAGTAGCAGAACTATTACGAGTAAAGTCAAAGTCTCCTACTCCATCTGATGGGAGTACAGAATAAAACTTGTCTCCTTGTGCTGCTGGTATTAATGCTAATTTTGGTTTTGCCATTGTTTAATTTTTTATACGTCTAATATTTGTGTCTCGTGAATCCAATCTGCAATACATTTTACTGCTTCTACTTCTTGTCTTTCATTCATAGCAAATTGACTTCCAAAAAAGTCTGGTTTACCAATAACTGAAGGTGCTGTTTGTATAGCGTTTCCCCACCAAGTATAATTGTAATATAATCCCCAAGTTCCAGTATTCATTACTTTGTTTTATAGTTATAATTTATTTCTATGTCTAGTGTGTTCGTTTGTGTCCACATATTTCTTTTTTAAGTATTGTACTAACTTTACAATATTCTCTTTTTTTTGTTTATATCTTATAATACCCATCCACCGAAATCTGCGTTAGAAGTGTCTGGATATGTATCATCTTGAGTATTTGCGTTGTACTCTGGATACGTATTTTGATTATATACCATAAAGTCTATAAAGTTATTAGTGTAAAATTGTGCTATATCTCTATATTTTTCTACTAAATAATCAACCTCATCTTTATCTACTGTTACACTACTTTCACTTGTGTGCTTATATACGCCACCATTAGCTACTGTATAAGCAGCAAAAGGCATATAGCATACTAATGCCCAATAAATAGTCATAGGCTTCACATAAGTCTCTAAAAGTGTCTTATAAGAAGCGTTAGCTGGGTCGTTTATAGTTCCAGCTATAATTAAAGCTTGTAACTTTTCTAAAAGTTTAGTTCCTAAATAATTTTGTACCTCTGTATCTTGTGCAATCTCTACCATATAGATAAACTTGTCTGGGTCTACATTACCAGAAAGTACAGAATACCTTTTAATGTCTTTAGTTGTTATAAATAATGCTTTTGCCATTTCTTATCTTATTTAGGGTATGCTCCTCTATTAGGCAT